TGGGTTTAAAAAATGGCGGGATGCGCTGCGCTTTCCCGCCCTACGAAAATGTAAAGTGCTGAGCAGCTCGCGGAGCTCAGGAATTTTCCAAAATGTAAAAAACTGATCACTGGTCACTGATCACTGATAACTGACATGGCCGAACTGACCCTCAAAAAGAAGTACAGCAAGCGGGAATTCCAGGCCCGGGCCGACGAGATCCTGGGGCGCCTCTTCCGGGAGGCCCGGGGCTTCGAGGATGATTCCGAGCTCGCCAAGAAGGAGCGGCGGGACCGGGGCCGCAGCGACCACCTGGAGTTCTTCCGCACCTACCTGCCCCACTATTTCTCCCAGGAGTTCGCCCCCTTCCACCGGGAGCTCATCGAGCTGCTGGACCGCCGCCCCGGGAAAAATGTAGGGGCGGGTTCTACCCGCCCCGGGCGGCTGGAAGCCGCCCCTACGGCCGCCCCAACGGCGCCACCGGAAGTGGTGATCCCGGTGGCCGTGGCCGCGCCCCGGGAGTTCGCCAAGACCACCATCACCTCCTTCGGCTACGTACTGCACCAGCTCTGCTACGGTCTGCGGCGCTTCATCATCATCGGCTCCGACACCGAGGACCTGGCCAGCGACCTCACCGGCTACATCTACCTGGAATTGCTCTACAACGACCGGATCAAGTGCGACTTCGGGGAGCTGGTGCGCCCGGACTGGGCGGTGAACGACTTCGTCACCCTCACCGATATCCGGGTGAAGGCCCGGGGCCGGGGGCAGCGCCTCCGCGGCCTGAAGCACAAGCAGTGGCGCCCGGACCTCATCGTCCTGGACGACCTGGAAAACGACCTCAACGTCCAGAACCCGGAGCAGGTGCGCAAGGTGCTGCGCTGGGTGCTGCGCACCGTCTACCCCTCCATCGAGGCCGACGGCTCACTCCTCTGGATCGGCACCATCCTGGCCAACCGCTCGGCCCTGCACACCGCCATCCACTCCGACGAGGAGCCCTGGCCGGAGTGGACCCGGCGGCTCTACCGGGCCATCACCGCCGAGGGCGAATCATTGTGGCCGGCCCGGCACCCGCTCTCCAAGCTGCACCAGCAGAAGCGCCTCATGGGGACGCTGGCCTTCAACGCCGAGAAGATGAACGACCCGATCAACGAGGAGGGCGTCTTCCGGGAGGCCTGGCTCCGCTTCTACGAGGCCGCCGACCTGGCCGGCAAGGAGATGGTGGTGGCCGGCTTCTTCGACCCCTCCATCGAGACCGGCGCCAGCGCCGATTACAAGGCGATCATCATTGTGGGCTATGAGCGCAAGGAGGCCATCTTCTACGTGCTGGATGCCTATATCCGCAAATCCAGCCTGGAGGCGGCCATCGCCGCGGCCTACGAGCGCCACCAGCGCTGGGGCTTCTGGCGCTTCGGGGTGGAGGACAACGCCTTCCAGCGCCTGGTGCTGAAGGACTTCGACCGGGCCGCCAAGGCCCGGGGCTATTACCTGCCGGTCCGGGGCATCACCCACAAGACCGCCAAGGAGACCCGGATCTCCCGGCTGTCGCCGCTGGTGGAGCGGGGCAAGATCCGCTTCTGCCGGGGCCAGGGCAACCAGGACCTGCTCATCGAGCAGATGCTCTATTTCCCCAGCAAGACGGTGCATGACGACGGCCCCGACGCCCTGGAGGGCGCCATTGAGCAGCTGGAGGGCGGCGCCAGCATGGGGCTCTTCGAGTTCCTGCGGGAAGAGGCCGAGAGCCTGGACGCCCCGCCGGAAAGGCAGGCTCTCCCGGCGCCGGCGGAGGAGGTAATCGAGAAGGCGGCGGCGCTGCTGAAAAAGACGCAGCCGGATACCTACAAGAGCCTGATGGACCCGTGGCATTAGTGATCAGTGGCCAGTGGTCAGTAAAGGCAAAGAAGGGAAAGCCCATGAATAAGAAGGATGGCGCAAAAACGGAGGACCTGGCGGAGCAGGTGAAGCGGATGCAGCTGGCCCATGCCCGGGAGGCCAAGGATCTGCGCAAGCAAGTGTTGCGGAGCGCCTCCAGGGGATTGAGGCCCAGCTGGAGCTGGGGCAGCTGCTGAAGGAGAAGGCGCTGGCAGAGCTTGCAGCTCTGGAAGAGTAATCAGTAATCAGTGACCAGTGGTTTTGCCTTTACTGATTACTGATCACTGATCACTGATCACTGGTAAACAAGAATTATGGCTAAAGACTCCGACACCGGCCTCATCAAGCGGGCGCAAACCCTGCGCAGCCCGGTGGATCCCCGGTTCGCCGACCTGACCGCGGGGGGCTACCGGACCATCCCGGCGGCGCCCGAGGCCGAGATGTGGTTCGGCCCCCACGAGCCCATCTCCCCGATGGCGCCCCCGGAGGCCGCGGCCCGGGCCTGGGATTACCCGGTCGCCTACAACCTCACCATCCAGCCCCGGGCCGGGGAGCTGGTGCCCTTCGAGATGCTGCGGTTCTTCGCCGAAGCCGAGCCCATCACCCGTTCCTGCATCGAGACCCGCAAGGACCAGATGGTCAAGCTCAAGTGGTCCATCCGGGGCAAGGAAGGCTCCAATGTGCAAGTGGACGACAAGCGCATCGCCGAGATCGAGAACTTCCTGCGCTACCCCGACCGCAGCCATTCCTGGCAGGCGTGGCTCAGGATGCTCCTGGAGGACCTGTTCGTCATCGACGCCCCCTGCATCTACCCGCGCCAGGCCCTGAACGGCCAGCTCTACGCCCTGGAGCCTGTGGACGGCGCCACCATCAAGCTGGTGATCGACGCCAACGGCCGCACCCCGGTGCCCCCGGACTCGGCCTACCAGCAGGTCCTCCACGGCATCCCGGCCACCGACTACACCGCCGAGGAGCTGATCTACTTCCCCCGCAACCCCCGGACCCACAAGCTCTACGGCTACTCGCCGGTGGAGCAGATCCTGATGGTCCTCAACATCGCCCTGCGCCGCCAGCTCTTCCAGCTCCACTTCTACACCGAGGGCAACGTGCCGGAGGGCTTCGCCGAGGTGCCCGCGGACTGGTCGCCGGAGCAGATCGCCCAGTTCCAGGGCTGGTGGGACGCCATCCTCTCGGGGCAGCTGGCGGAGCGCCGGCGGATGCGCTTCATCCCCGCGGGCACCAAGCCGGTCTTCCCCAAGCTGGAGGGCCTCAAGGACGACTTCGACGAGTGGTATGTGAGGATCGTCTGCTACGCCTTCTCGCTGCCGCCCACCGCCTTCGTGCGCCAGATGAACCGGGCCGTGGCCCAGTCCACCCAGCAGGCCGCCCTGGAGGAGGGCCTGCAGCCCCTGATGAGCTGGACCAAGGATGAAATGGACTATATCATCTGGCGCTTCTGGGGCTACCACGACCTGGAGTTCCTCTGGATGGAGGAGGAGTCGGTGGCCCCGGACGTCCAGGCCAAAATCAACGCCTCGGACATGGACAGCGGCATCCGCACCCGCACCGAGATCCGCCAGAGCCTGGGGCTGGATCCCGACAAATTCCCGGATTTCATCATCACCGCCCAGGGGCCGGTGCTCCTGGCCGATATCGGCAAAGAACCGGAGCCGCAGCCGGAACCAGAAAAACCTGACACGGGGGGAGGGCCAGACACCCCCGGGCCGGCGGAGGTGAACTCCTCGCCAGGGTCGTCCGCCGAACCGCCGGCCCAAAAACTGGCCGTAGGGGCGGCTTTCAGCCGCCCGGGCCGGGAGACCCGGCCCCTACAAAAGGCTAAAAAAAAAATTGAGCGTATAGACCGGGAGCGGCCGGAGGTGGTAGCGGCCCGGGCCCAGGTCCAGGAGCTCTTTGAAAAGGCGTTTAAGAAGGATGCCAAGGCCGCAGCCAAGCAGCTGGCCAAGGGGTTGGGCCTGGGCAAGAATGTAGGGGCGGACCCACGTGTCCGCCCCCAGGGCGCACACACGGGTGCGCCCCTACAAAAGGCGGCGGACGATGAGGCGAAGATCGACAAGCTCCTGGCGCGCCTGGACCTGGCCGGGATCGCCGCCACCCGGGAGCAGGCCGCGGCCATCCTGGCCAAGGCGATGCAGAACGGCGGCTATGCGGCCTTCGTGCAGATCGACTTTGAGGACGCCGCCATCACCAGCCAGGTCAATGAGCTGGCGGTGGCCTGGGCCGCGGACCACGCCGCCGAGCTGGTCACCAAGATCGACGAGGCCACCCGGGAATTTCTCCGGGCCGACGTCACCCAGGCCATGCAGGAGGGCTGGAGCACCGGGAAGCTGGCGGACCAGCTGGCCGACAATTACGGTTTCAGCGGCAAGCGGGCCGGGCTGATCGCCCGCACCGAGGTGGCCAACGCCGACCAGGAAGGGAATTTCCAGGCCTACAAGGCCTCGGGGGTGGTGAAGGGCAAGATCTGGCTCCTGGGCAGCGAGCACAAGAAGGATGATGAGTGCGATGAAAATGCCGACGCCGGCGAAATACCGCTGGAAGAGGAATTCCCTTCCGGCCACCTGCGCCCCACGGCGCACCCGGAGTGCGATTGCGACATGATCCCGGTAACTGAGGAAGAGTAATCAATAATCAGTAAACAGTAATCAGTAAAGGCAACGGCAAAAACTTTGAAGCTAAGGCAACCAAACTGATCACTGATCACTGATCACTGATCACTGAAAAGGAGGATGACATGAAAAGACTTTTAAAAGCAATTTTATTCCTGTGCGCTCTAATGCTGCTCTTGAACGCGCCCGCCCTGGCCCAGAGCCAGACCATCATCATGAAGGCCCCGGCCGGCATCACCGCCTATACGGACAATACCGGCGCCCGGGTCTATCCTGATGCCCTGGGCCACGTCACCATCACTGCCGACCAGTTGGCGGCCTACGAAAAGGCCGGCTTCGAGCGCCTCCATTACGTGCTCATGCGCGGCGCCCTGTCCGGCGACCTGGTCTTCGTGGTCTCCCCCGCCACCCTGACCACCGCGGCGGCCTCTTTTGCCAACCGCACCGTGACCGTCACCCTCCAGAACGCCGCGGGTGAGACCCACATCTGGTACAACCGGGCGGTGGCCACCGGGGTTGCCATCGCTCACGTCAACAATTCAGGGAGCGGCACCTATACCATCGCCTCCACCACCCTGACCTTCGTCAACGGGGTGGC